ATTTATAATAACGTAAAGATTAAAAACTTTAAAAAGCTAAATTTATATTTAGCTAAAGTTGAGCAATTAAAAAAAGTAGAAACTTTAAAATCTAATAATGGCAAATAGTATTGATTGGGGGCAGGGCGTAAATAACAACGATATCGGTTGGGGTCAAGGTGCTATAAATAACGATATATCTTGGGGTTCTATATATGGCAATAGTTATAGTGGAGAAACTGAAATTTTAGGTAATGAAATTGAAGCTGTTATAGATTTTATAGCGAGAATTACTACAGATACAGGTACGTTTGAAGCAAAACAATGTTTAATTAATAATATAGAAAATATATAATATGAGTTTATTTGAAAGTTCAAGTTTGGTAGTAACTCCAAATGGTGCAAAAGCGAGTAAGTTATACGCTATAAAACCAACTGATGGAAGTGGTGATTTAAGTGTTACAAGAGCAACTACAGCAAGGCGAGTTAATAATGCAGGTTTAATTGAAAGCGTTGCAAGTAATGTACCACGTTTAGATTATCTAAATTCTACTTGTCCGAGTATATTAGTAGAACCACAAAGAACAAATGTACAAACTTATAGCGAAGATTTTAGTAATGCTATTTATATAAAAATTGGTGCTACTGTTACTACAAATGCTATTGCTGCACCTGATGGGAATACTACAGCTGATAAATTAGTAGAAGATACCTCAACGGGTTTACACGCTATTGATATTATTAATCCACCTGTAACCTTAGCAGATTATACAATTTCTGTATTTGTAAAAGCGGCTGAACGTAGTAAATTTCAAATATCAGAAGTTTTTACAGTTGGTGGGAATGTTACATTTGATTTAACAGCGGTTACAGCTACAAGTACAGCACCTGCTAAAAATGGTAAGATAGAAAACTATGGTAATGGTTGGTATAAATGCTCTGCAACGTGGCCTAATTTAACAGGTGCAAGTACACAAATATTATTTACTATATTAAATAATTCTGGTGCTTCAAGTTATACAGGTACTTCTGGTTCTGGTTTATATTTATGGGGTGCTCAATTAGAATTAGGTAGTTATTCTACTTCATACATTCCTACAACTACTGCAGCAGTAACACGTAACGCAGATGTAATTAATAAAACAAGTGTAAGTAGTTTAATAGGTCAAACAGAAGGTACTTTATACGCAGAAATTAAAGTTAATAAATTAATAGGTACTGCTTCAAGGTATATTTTTCACGTATCAGATGGCACAGCAAACAACCGTATTTATATTGCTTTTTCTGGTTCTTCTTCAAATGTATTAAGGGCAAGGATTTTTAATGGTGGTACTTTACAATGTAGTATAGATACTTCTGCAATTACAACTACAGGAACGTATAAATTAGCTTTAGCTTATAAAAACAATGATATTGTATTTTATATAAATGGTGTACAAATTGGAACTGATACAAGTGCGACTATACCAACTTGTAGTAGAGTAGATATAGGGCAAAATTATGCAGGTGCTTCACAATTTTCTGATAACGTTTCTTTATCTACATTATTTAAAACACGTTTAACAAATGATGTATTATCAACTTTAACAACTTTATAAAATGTACATATATAAACTTAAATACACAGACAAAAAAACTGCAATAGCTGATTTAATTAGCAAAGGTGTTTACAAAGAAGTAAAGGATGATTTATTTTATGCAGATGGAATACAAGCGGTTGTAGAATTGGGTTTAATTATTTTAGAAAACGGAATTATAGATGAAGATTTTAATTTAGTTAAAGAGCCTATTTATGCTGATGGTTACCATTATGACGTTATGAGTGAAAACGAAATTAAGTTTACTAATGCTATTGAGGTTAAAACACCTAAACATACATTTGCTTCATAATGACTAGAGAAAAAATAGATTTATTTTTAAATAAATGGGTGAGTAGAAAATTAACAGTATTTGTAGTGGCTTGTGTTGGCTTATTTTTTGGCAATATAACTTCTACTGATTGGGTAATAGTTTCTACTTCTTACATAACTATTGAAGGGGTTACTAATATTGTTGAACGTTTAATGAAAAGTAAAAATGTCGCATAACGATTTAAAACTTTATTTTTTTAATGCTATAACTATGGCTTTAAGCTTTTCTAATATTGAAAACTTTTTAAAAATAATTCTATTAATTGCTTCTATTTTTTACACAATATTAAAAACAATAGAAACTTTAAACAAAAAAAACGATGGCAAAAATAACGACTAATTTTAGTTTACAAGAATTTAATTGTAAAGATGGTTCAATTATGCCAAACAATGTAATGATTAACATTATTAAATTGGCTAAAAATTTACAAGTATTACGTGATGCTATTGGTAAATCAATTATTATTAATTCAGCATACCGTTCACCAGAATATAATAAAAAAATAGGTGGCGTTAAAGATAGCCAACACTTAAAAGGCAATGCTTCTGATATTACTGTAAAAGGTATGACTCCTAAAGAAGTTGCAAAAGTAATTGAGGGTTTAATAGCAAGTGGTAAAATGCAACAGGGCGGTATAGGAATATATCCAAACTTTACGCATTACGATATAAGGGGTGTAAAAGCTCGTTGGTAAAATCAAAAAAACCCTTACAAATACTGCAAGGGTTTTTTCTTAACTATTAATCAAAACAAATTATGAATACGCAAATATAATACAAATATTTGTTTATACAAAACTTTTTTATATATTTGTTGAAACTTTTAAACAAATAAATTATGGGCGTTTCAAAATGGAAAAATTACGATTTGCAATTAACTGAATTATTACAAGATAATAGAAAGGCTACAGACACAGAAATTGCAAAGAAATTACTAAAAACTAATGAGGGTGGTTATTTAAACAAAGAAGTTGATTTATTACGCACCTATGTTAAAAGAAATAGAAAGCGTTTATTAGATACACACGAAGGCGTGTTTGATGCAACAGATGAATTAGATGTACCAAATACTTCGGTTAAACATTTGTGGCTTAAAACAAAGAAAAGCAGTATCTTTATTAAAAACCCAAACTTTGTTGAAAATTCTGAAAACGATTTAGAATTAATTAAAACGGAATTATTAAAAGAGCTACAAAATTACGTACCTAAATACCCAACAATAAAAAGAAAAGAAAATAACGAAAATAAAAGGTTGTTTGTTTTCGACCCTGCAGATATTCACATTGGTAAATTATGTAGTGCTTTTGAAGTTGGAGAAGCATATAATAATCAAATAGCAGTACAACGTGTTTTAAATGGTTGTAAAGGCATTTTAAATGAAATTAAAGAAAATAGTATTGATAAGATATTATTTGTTATTGGTAATGATATTTTACATATTGACAATACTAAACGAACTACAACAAGTGGAACGCCACAAGATACAGATGGAATGTGGCACACTAATTTTTTAATTGCAAAACAATTATACGTAGATATTGTAGAAATATTAATGAGTATTGCAGATGTTCACGTGGTTTATAATCCAAGTAATCACGATTATACAAATGGTTTCTTTTTAGCACAAGTAATTGAAACGCATTTTAAAGATTGTAAAAACGTTACATTTGATACTACAATAGCACACAGAAAATACTTTGTTTATGGTAAAAATTTAATAGGTACTACACACGGAGACGGTGCAAAGCCACAAGATTTACCTTTGCTAATGGCAAACGAAAGCAAAGATTGGAGTAATTGCAAACACAAATATATTTACACGCACCATATGCACCATAAAATTAGCAAAGATTATATGAGTGTATGCGTAGAAACTTTAAGAAGTCCAAGCGGTACAGATAGTTGGCACCATAGAAACGGGTATCAACACGCACCTAAAGCAGTTGAGGGTTACATACACGATAAAGAACACGGACAAGTACAACGTTTAACATTTATATTTTAACTATGTCAGATTTACAAAGAGTATTACGAATTATAAAATTTAATTATAATCGTGGTTGCAACAAAGAAAGCGTAAACAAAGTATATCATAAAATTTTAAGAATAAAATATGAAAATAGAAATTAAGAATTACGGAAATACATACACAGTAGAAACACCAAATGACGATTTAGAAATTAGCGAAGTAATTGAAATTATTACAGGATTATTAATTCAGTTAGGTTACCAACAAGAAAGTATTAATAACGCAATAAAAGAATTAGCAGATGGAAGCAACTAATAAAAGAATAAATTATTTAACTTGGTTAGGTTGGATAATTTTATTTATTGTATTATGGTTTCAAGGTTGCAACCCTGAGCCACAATACGCAGAAAAAATAAAAGTAATTACAAAAGAAGTAAAAGGTTCTATTGTAACGAAAGAAAAAGTTATTAATGTGCCAATAAATATTAAAGATACTGTAGGCACAGGTTTTTACGTAAACCAAATTGATAAACTATTTGAAGAAAATAATAAGATGCAATTAGAATTTTTAAAAATGGATAGTTTGCAACAAATACAAGCGTATAATAAAGCAATCGAAATAAACGCTTTTAAGCAAACATTTGATGATAAATATATAAACGCTCAAGTTTCAGGCGAAGTGATGGGTAATGTAAAGCAAATGCGTTTAGATTACACAATAAAGCCACAAGAATTAAAAGTAGATGCACCCAAACCAAAAAACAATTTATATTTAGGTGTAAACGTAGCAAATACTTTACAATTAAATAAACCGCTATTTTCTGCAGGAATTGGTATTAAAAATAAACGTGGTAATATTATAAATGCTTCATTTGATACAGAAAAACGTATAGGAATAGGATACTACAAAAAATTATTTTAAAATATTTTTACCAATGTTTTCAAGGCTTTACTTAATTGTAAGGCTTTTTTTTTGCATGAATTTTCAAAATAATTAGTAAAATATTTTTTTATTAAAATTATTTACTTTACATTTGTACCATATTAATAACTAAAACAAATATAATTATGAAAAATTTATGGGACAAATTATCCAAAGAAAACAGAAACAAGTTAAAAAACTACAAAGAAAAGTACCCAACTATTGCTGGAAAGTTAATTGTATCTTTAAAAGCAGAAGTAGCTTGGACTGAATTAAAAGTAATTGAAATGATGCATTTATTTGATGCATTAGAAGTAAAAGATTTTGAATTTATAACACCTTTAGACAATATATTTTATGGCAAATAATTTATTTAGAACAGATTTAGAGGAATTAGGTATTGAAATTAATGAGCTTTATCATTCCGAAGCAGTAGATTTTGAAGTAATGCAGCAAACAAAAGTAGGTTTGGCTTTTATTAAAATAGAAGATTATTTAACAAAATTAGAAAAGCAAAATAAAGAATTAGAAAAAACTATTGAACAACTTAAAAACCAAATAAAATAATGAATGCAATAGAACAATTATTAAGGCAAACAGATTTAACCGCATACAGGTTAAGTAAGCATACAGGAGTAAGTACTCAACTAATACACTATCAAAAGAAAAAGCAGTACAATTTAAAAGAAGCTGTACAACTTGCTAAATTACTAAAGAAAAAAGGTTTAATTGACAAAGATTTGATATTAGTAGAAAACGAAATTATAACTAAAATTTAAAATTATGAAAAACAGATTAACAAATTATTGGAATATTTTAGCTGGGGTTAAAAACCAATCAGAAGAATTATTAGATTTAAAATTAATTTTATTTAGAGATAAAACAACTGCACAAAGTATTAATTTATTTTTAGAATTAAAACGTGATTTTGAAGAAGAATTAAGTAAACGTAAATTAGAAGCAATAAATGAAAATAACAATGTAAGTAATTATTTTAATAGACGTGTAGCTTTACCTTATACAACTGTAAAAGATACAGTATTTCAACAACCAATACAAAATTAATATGAAACTACAAACTAACAAAAAGCATAATTTAAGTAGCCATAAAATTGCAACTTTAACTTATTTGCTAATTACAGAACTTAATGATATACAAGCTAATAGTTTTTTAGCAAAAGAAATTATAGACAAAGGAAAAGAATTAGAAAATTCACTTGAGCCTATGATGGATGCAATATTTGAAAGTAAACAAATATCTAAAGGAACGTATTTAAACGAACTTACATATAAGATAGATACAGTTATTAGAAAAAATTATACTATGATTACTGAATAAAATTAATAAAAAGTTTTTTTATTAAATAAATTATATTTATATTTGCGTATTATTAATCAAAAACAAAAATATTATGAGTAAAAATCTTTATGAATTAATGCAAATGCAAGAAATTGCAACATCTAATTTTTTACCAAGTAAAAAGGAATTAGAATTATCATCTAAAACATTCGCTAAAAATCTAATTGATGCAGGTGAAATTAACAAAATAGAAGCGTTTGCACAAGCAGAACGTTTAACAACCGCAATAAGCAATGTTAGAGATGAATTAAAAGCAAGTTTACCACGTGAAAAGCAAATTGTTTACGGAATAGAAATTAACCCTGTAAATGGTAGGCAAATGATACAATTTGCAGAAGATGAACTTTGGGCAGATTTAAACAGAAAATTAAAAGAACGTGAGGAAGTTTTAAAAATAGCTTTAAAACAAACAGAACCTTTGTATGATTGTGATGGTTGCGAGATACCAAAAGTAAGTATTAAATATTCGGCAGATAGTTTAACAATTAAATACTAAAATTATGAATGTAGATAAATTAAAAGAGCTTTACGTTAAGTTTGAATTAACTAAAGATGATGTTTACAAGCATCAGCATTACATTATTATTACCAGAAGCGGTATAGATAAGATACAAGCAAAAGAAAAAGTACAAATATCTTACGAAGTTGTAACTTGCGAACCTAAATTTTGCGTAGTTAAAGCAACTGCTACAAAACAAAACAATGTTATTGAAACATTTGGATCTGCTTTAAAAGGCGATAGTTTTAAAGATGGTAACACTCAAAGTTGGTATGTTATGGAAATGGCAGAAAAACGTGCTATGAGTAGAGCAGTATTAAAACTAACAGGGTTTTATGAATTGGGAGTATTTGGAGAAGATGAAAGCGAAGATTTTAAACGTAAATAATAATTAAATTAAATAAAAATGAGTGAAGTAATTGGTAGTATTATCCATATTGGAAATACAGAAACAGTAGGAAGTGCAGGAACTTTCAAAAAAAGATTATTAGTAGTTAAAACAGATGAGCAATATCCACAAGAAGTAGCTATTGATTTTGTACAAGACAAATGCGAAATGTTAGATAAATACGCTGTAGGGCAATCTGTAAAAGTAGGTATTAATATTCGTGGTAATAAGTATAACGAAAAATGGTATTGTAGTTTAAACGGTTGGAGAATTGATAAATTAGATGCACCAAGTTTAACTAATACAGCAGTTGAAACATTTGAAGTAAAAACTCCTTTACAACAAGCGGCAGATGATTTGCCTTTTTAAAATTGTTAATAAAAACCTGTAATTAATTTTACAGGTTTAAATTAAAATATTATATTTGCAAAGTAATGAAGTGGAACGCATTACGTAAAATTAAAATATTATATAAAATCCTATTCAGGAGGTACGTTCCACAACACTACCAAATGAATGGGATTTTTTTATTAATTTAATAGTTATAGGTTATCTTTAAACCTTTATAGTTATGGCAAACGTAAAATTAATTTTTCAAGGAACTGAAAGAAGTCAAACAGACCAAAATGAATTAGAAGTATTCATTAATAATTTTAATGAAATTGTTATTGATATGCAAGAAAATTTAATTTGTTTAGATAAATCTACTTCAGTTAGATTAGTACGTGAATTAAAAAAACAAATTGGTTATTTAGAAAGTGAGGTAACCAATGGCTAAAGATAAAACTTCTTTTGTATTATATTCAGATAGTAAATCTATTATTGATTTAATGACTAACGAACAAGCTGGATTACTTTTAAAAACATTATTTGCTTATGTAAACGATGAAAACCCTATTATTGATAATTCCATTGCTTTAGTTTTTGAGATGATTAAATTACAATTAAAACGTGATTTAAAGAAGTGGGAACAAACAAAAGAGGGTAGGTCTATTGCAGGTAAAGCATCTGCAGAAGCTAAAAGATTAGCAAAACTTAATCAACAAACTTTAACAAATTCAACAAATGTTGATTTTGTTCAACAAACTTCAACAAATTCAACTGTAAGTGTAAATGATAGTGTAAATGTAAATGTAATAAAAAAAGATAGTAAGGCGAATTTAGAAATTCGCTCTCTCGCTTTTAAAAATTCATTAATACCTTTTAAACAAAAATATTCTATTGATATGCTAAAAGACTTTTTTGGATATTGGACTGAACCAAATAAAAGCAATACTAAACTAAAATTTGAATTGCAGCAAACTTGGAGTATAAGCAGAAGATTAGAAACTTGGGCTAAAAATGATAAAACTTTTGCACCTAAACAACAAATTAAACAAGATAGGTTATGAGTTGGACTGAACAAAACGCATTTAAACGCATTTACAACGTATTTAAACGAAATAAAAACAATATCTATAGCGAAGATATAGAAGCATTAAAATTATTAAATACAGCGTTAGAAAATAAAAACAAACAATTTGTAACTCAAAATTTATTATATGCTAAATTATTAGCAATACAGTTAAACCAGAATTTAATGTATTACGGAAGTATTGAGGAAGCAATAAAGAAAATTAAATCAGATTTATCTTTGTCATTAAATTACAACTTAATATATTTACAAAAAAATTTAAACAATACAGAATTAACAAATTATTTTAACTCACTTGGTGTAAATACTTCTAACCCAAATTTATTAACAGATGAGCAAAAGCAAAACGATAAAAATATAATTTCAGATAAACAAAAAGAAATTATAGAACAATTAAAAAAGAATTGGGATTTTGAATTAGTAGAAAAAAGTTTTGTAAAAACTGCAAACGAATTATTAAAAGATGTAAACTATTATGAATGATTTTAATTTTGAAGATTTAACTAACAATGTAGAACAGATTTTAGACTTTAAACAAATATTTAAAGATGCTTTAATTGACCCTGCAGAAGAAATAAAACAGCAACCTATTGCATTAAGCATAGGCGAAAGTAATTACAAAGGAAATAGTTATCCAATACCATTTGGCTCGTATGGTGATTTTAGTTGCATAGTTGGTGCTTCTAAAAGTAGGAAAACATTTTTTAAATCTATGGTTGAAGCTGCATACATTGGTGGTAAATCTAATATTTACAATCCAAGTATTAAAGGGCATAATAACGATAAAAAATTTGTACTATCATTTGATACTGAGCAGTCGCATTTTCACGCTCAAAGAGTACAACGTAGAGTATTAGAATTAATCGGTGGTAATTGTGATTATTATAAAACTTTTGGATTGCGTAGTTATACACCAAAAGAGCGTTTTGATTTTATTGATTGGGTTGTATTTGAAAGCGATTTTAAAGATAATATAGGTTTAATGTCAATAGATGGTTTTGTAGATTTAGTAACCGATTTTAATAGTTTAGAACAAAGTACAGGTTTAACAGAAAAATTATTAAATTGGACTGCAAAGGGTAAAATGCACTGTACAGGAATACTACATAAAAACTTTGGTACTGCAAAACCTGTAGGACATGTTGGAAGTAGCGTACTAAAAAAAGCTGAAACTGTAGTATTTGTAGAAAAAGATGATGATGATGTAACAGTAGTTAAATGCGAATATTCACGTAACCAGCCATTTAAAGAAATTAAATTTAATGTAGATGATAACGATTGGTTGCCTAAAGAAATTCAAGAATTTATATAATGAATTACGAAATTAGAAGCGAAGTTAAAAACGGAACTTTAACACGCAATACAAATTTAATTAAAGATGCAATACAAACTTTTGAGGGTAAGCAAATAGTTATTAAAATAGAAAAGGCAAAGAAGAAAAGAAGTACGCAGCAGAACAGATTTTATTACGGTGTGATTATCCCAATAGTGCAAAATTGTTTAAAAGAAGCTGGGCATATAATGACAAACGAAAGTACTCACGATTTAATTAAACTAAAGTTTTTAAAAGAAGCACTATTTGTTAATGAAGAAACAGGCGAAGTAATAGAACGTATAAAATCTACTACTGAACTTTCAACAAGTCAATTTATGGATTTACTCGCAGAAATTAATAACTTTACGTTTGAATACTTTGGTGTAAGTTTACCAAGTCCAAACGATGATTTAACTTTAAAATTATAATTATGAAAATTACAGAAAAATTAAACAAAGTCCATCACTTAAATTTTTTAGAAAATAATTTACCTGATAAATGTGCAAACTTAATAATAGCAGACCCTCCATATTATAAAGTTAAAGGTGATTTTGATTTTATTTGGAAATCATTTAATGATTATTTAATTGATGTTGAGAAATGGGCAATTGAATGTAAAAGATTACTTGCAGATAATGGAACTTTATTTTGGTATGGTGACGCTAAAAATATAGCTTATTCTCAAATTATATTTGACAAATATTTTAATTTACTAAATAGTTTGGTTTGGGAAAATACAAACGACCATAAGCAACAAATACGATTTAATACAGATTTAAGAACATTTGCACCACTTACTGAAAGATTACTAATGTATAGTAATGAAACTTATAATTTAACACAATGTGTTTATCATATAAGAGATTATATTAGATTTGAAATAAAAAAATCAAAAGGGAAAATAGTTTTAAAAGAAGTAAATGAAGCTTTAGGAACTGCTACAAATGGTGGTGGAGTAGCTTCCGCTTGTTTAAGTTTAGATAAAGCAGAACCAACAATGCTAACAAAAGAAATGTATAAAAAGTTGCAAAATTGGTGCTATCCTTATTTAAGAAAAGAATACGATGAGTTAAGAAAAGAATACGAGGAGTTACGTAGACCGTTTAACAATGAGCGATTTTATGGTGATGTGATTAGAATACCAAATTATGAAACTGGAAACTATGCACACGATACAATTAAACCAGAAAAGCTAACAAGAGAATTAATTTTAACTTCTTCACGTTTATATGATTTAGTTATTGTGCCTTTTTGTGGTAGTGGAACTGAATGTGCTATGAGTGCAAAAGAAAGTAGAAATTTTATAGGTTATGAAATTGAAGAAAAATATGTAAAAATTGCAAATGAAAGAATAAAAAACCACACTAACCAAACAAAACTATTCTAATGCAAAAAGTATATCAAAGAAAATGCGTAACTTGTAAAGATAAATTTACACCGCAGAATAATACTCAAATATGCTGCAGCCCAAAATGTGCTATTGATTATATGAAAAGTAAAAAGGCAAACGATTGGCAAAAAGAAAAGAAAGTACTTAAAGAAAAGTTAATGACAAAATCTGATTACTTAAATATTTGCCAAAAAGTTTTTAATACTTACATACGTACCAGGGACAAAAGCAAAAACTGCATTTCTTGTGATAGACCATTAGGCAAAACATTTCACGCAGGGCATATGTTTAGCACAGGGGCGTACCCTAACTTGCGTTTTAATGAAAATAACGTACACGCTCAATGCGTAGAGTGCAACCTACATAAACACGGAAACGTAAAAGAATACGATTTAAGGCTTCAAAATATTTTAAGTATAGAAGAATATAACCAATTACTAAATGATAGAAATAAACCTGCTTTATTGACTATTGAGGATATAAAAGAACTTATTGCAATATACAGGGTTAAAACAAAAGAACTTACAAATGGCAAAACGTAAAGAAATAGAAAACCTACCTGATACAAGTAAACAATATTACGAACTATTAAAACAAGGCTATGAAGTTTATCCAACGTATAATAACTTTAAATGGTGGATTGAATACAAATACAAAGGCGAAGTAACACGATTTACAAAACCAGTAGCACAAGGAGAAATAGCTTTAGCAATTAACAAAACGATTTTACACTTACATAAAAATTTAAACAATGACAATTAACGAAATAAAAGAAACTTTAGGAGTAGATTTAACTTTACAGAATAGAACCGTAGTAAATACAGTTTTAAAAGCATTATACGTAGAACAACAATATAAACAATTAAAGCATTTAAAACAAGCAGAAATATTACGTAGCGTAACAAATGATATTAATTGTAAACGCTCAAATATTTACAATTACTTTAAAAAAATGAAAACCTATAAAACAGATAAGGCTTCTAAACTAATTGTAAAAGCATATATAAACAAAGATAAAGAATACATAAAAAAATATTACGATTTAATACAGCAACAAAAAGACAGTTATAAACAACAATGGAGTTTTAAAAAATATTACGATGCTAAAGATTATGAGCCTAAACCAAAAGTAGTTATTCCAATAAGAACTAAAGTAAATAAGTTAATGAGTAATTTACAAGTAGCTGATTATTTAAAAGCAAACAAGGTATTAAAAAAAACAAAGTTTTGGGATAAAATGCTATTAGATTATACTAATGATGATTGGCATAAATTAAGAGAAATTAACCCTGAAATGTTTGATAGTTATTTAAAATAAAAAAAAAGTAATAAAAAGTTTTTTTATTAAAAAAGTATTTATATATTTGCCAAACAATTATTAACAATTAAAACAAAAAAATTATGAAAGCAGAATTAAAATTATCAGATGTATTATTAATAACAGTTTATTGGGTAGTGTTTTTTACAATATTATTTTTTATACTTTAAGTTATGGAAGAATACAGTAATTGTTGTGGTGCAGAAAGGCATTACATTTGGAGTGATTTATGCAGTAGTTGTTTAGAACAATTTACAGAAGCAGAAGAAATAGAAGAATAGTTAATAACTTTATACAAATATGTTACAATGATGTTTTAATAATATAAAATGTTTTTGTAACATTTGTGTAATGTTAGAAAAGTTATACAAACACCATAAGCAATTAATTGAATACGCTAAAGTATTTGATAAGATTAACTATGAGGATATAGTACAAGAAACTTACATAAAGTTACATATGTACTCAAGTGAAGATAAATGTTTTACAAAAGGTAATTTAAACAAAAGTTATATTTTTATCGTTATACGTAGTGTTTACATAACACAGTTTTATAATAAATTTACTATTGTAGATTTTGTAGACCAACCAGCAGAAATAGATTTTGATGAACAACACGCAGTACAATGGCATTTATTTAGAACCAAATGCGAAGCAGAAGTTAATAGCTGGGATATGTACGATAAAAAGCTATTTACTATTTATAGGGATAGTGATTTAAGTATGCGTAAATTAGCCAAAGAAACAGGTATAAGTTTTGTATCCATATTCCATTCACTAAAAGGGCATAAGAAAAAGTTAAGGGAGTTATTCCAAGATGACTATAATAATTTAAAATAGTATTATGAATTATGAAAATTTTATAAAATATATTTATGGTTTAATAGAATTTTATAAATACATAGATTTTAATTCTTTAAGCAAATTTGAAATAAAAGATAAACCAATTAATAATGATGCTGAATTAATATTTATGGTTTCAAATGTTTTAAATGAATTAAGAAAAGGAAATTATACAATAACAAAGCAAGATAAATTATACTATAAAAAAATAATTAAACAATATGGCACGAGGTAGAAAAGCAAAAGGGTTAGGTGATACAATAGAACAAATAACCACAGCTACAGGTATTAAAGCTGTAGTAGATAAGATAAGCGAAGTAACAGGTAAAGACTGTGGTTGCAGTGAACGTAAAGAAACGCTAAACAAGTTATGGAGCTACAGAAGTACAGAGAACAAAACTCTAAATTGTTTGTCAGAAGATAGCATAGCGTTTTTAAAAGACTTCTTAATAAACCCACCAGAGCAATTAACAATTAAATTACAAGAACGATTAAAAGCTATTTACAAAGAAGTATTTAACCTTAACTTTCAAAGTACAAGCTGCGGAAGTTGTTGGAGAGATATGATAAGGGAATTACAACAAGTGTATAATGCAACTATTGAATAATCAATAATGAATACTTTTTTGATTTATGGAAGATAAAAGAAAATACAACGGAGGTAACAAATCTGCTGGTAGAAAACCAAAAGTAGAAGAAGAAAAAGTAAACAATCTTTTTGTAAACGCTTTAAAGGAATTATATAAAACGGATAAAGATGATGCTGCTAAAATACTTTTCATTAAAGATAAGTTATTAGATAGCCAAAGAGGTCAGATATTTATTGCTGAGCATATATTTGGCAAACCAAAAGAAACAGTTGAAACAACGCATAACATAAACGATTTTAACATTAAGGATATATTTAAAATTGGTGATAAATCTTAATGAAAAATACAATCTACTCGGGGCTAATAGTAGATACTTTGTGATTACAGGGGGTAGGGGAAGTGGTAAATCCTACTCCCTTAATTCATTTTTATTGCTGCTTACTTATGAAGTAGGACACGTTATATTATTTACTCGTTATACTTTAACTTCTGCACACGTTTCTATTATACCAGAGTTTATTGATAAGATAGAAACAGCCAATTTAAACAACGATTTCTCTATAACTAAAGATGAAATAGTAAATTTAAAAACAGGCAGCAAAATTTTATTTAAAGGTATTAAAACAAGTAGCGGAACTCAAACTGCAAATTTAAAATCTTTAGCTGGTGTTACTACTTGGGTGTTAGATGAAGCAGAAGAATTAAACGATGAAGATACTTTTGACAAAATAGATTTTTCAATTCGTGCCAAAGGAATACAAAATAGGGTTATATTAGTTTTAAACCCTGCAACAAAAGAGCATTTTATCTATAAACGTTTCTTTGAAAGTAAAGGTATTGCAGATGGCAGTAATTTAATAAACAAAGATACTACTTACATACATACAACATATTTAGATAATTACGAAAACTTATCCGAGTCTTTTATATTGCAGTTAGAAGATATGAAAACTCGCAGAAAGCAAAAGTATAATCATCAAATATTGGGAGCGTGGTTAGATAAAGCAGAGGGAGTAGTATTTACTAATTGGCAGTTTGGAACGTTTAACCCAAACAATTTACCTACTTCATTTGGTTTGGATTTTGGTTTCAGTATTGACCCTGATACACTAATAGAAGTTGCAATAGACAAAGACCATAAAAAGATTTACGTTAAAGAGCACCTGTATCAGAATGGTTTACGTATGGAAGAATTGGCAAAGATATGTACAGATAAAGCAACCAATAAATTAATAATAGCTGATAGTGCTGAAAATAGGTTAATAGTAGATTTAAGGCACAAAGGTTTAAACATAGAACCAATTAAAAAAGGTACTATTGAAAGCGGTATTACTATGATGTTAGATTATGATATTATAGTTGATAACGATAGTAGCAATATTGCAAAAGAGTTAAACAATTACGCATACCTAAACAAAGGTAGTAAATTATACATAGATGATTTTAACCACGCTATCGATGCAATACGTTACAATGTTACTTTTCATTTAGACAACCCAAACAAAGGTAGTTATTATGTCTACTAACCCTACTTATGGCGAAATGATTTATATGGTAGAAGTACACATATTAAAAAAAACAGGTAAACAAGTTACTATTAACTTACCACGTAATGTAGGAGAAATAAAAAAATTAGTACATTTGTATAAAGTAGCAACAAACCAATTATGATAGCATTTGAAAATTATTTAATAGAAAAGGGTTTTGACAAATTTGGCTGGGATGCCAAAAAAGGTGAATACTATAAACCTAAAGCACATATAATATCTACTATGGTTAATTTAGGTTACATTTATATTAAAGGTGATTTAAAAATTGCTGTAGGTTTACACGAAGCACATAAACCTGTTACTTTAATAAACCCAAGACCAAGAATATTAATTGAAAAAACAGTAGAAGATAAAGTAATTAAAATGTATGAGTACGAAGATGACGCTATGAATATCATATTGCAAAAGTTTTCTTTTGATGAAATATTTGAAGCTATGTACAATAAAGAAAAATTACTTTACCATAAAATTAATTAATTAAACATAAGCAATCTTAATAGGTTGCTTTTTATTTTATACAAAAAACCAACTTTAATGTTTTTAAATAAATGCTTATGAAAATAGATATTAAAATACCAGAAACACTAAACGAAATTACGCTTTATCAATACCAAAAGTTTGATAAGCTAATTAATAATAATGAAGCGAGTGAATTTGTTAATCAGAAAACTATTGAAATATTTTGCAACATAGATTTAAAAGATGTGGCTCGTATTCGTTTAGCTGATACAGATGATTTGTTAAACCATTTAAACAATTTGCTAAATCAAAAACCTAAATTAATAAATACTTTTAAGCTGGGTGCTTACGAATTTGGGTTTATACCAAAGTTAGAAGATATGACTTCTGGCGAGTATATTGATTTGGAAAACTATTTAAGTGATACTGCAACGTTTCACAAAGCAATGGCAGTACTTTTTAGACCAATAAAAACAAAAGTTAAGGATTTATATACAATAGAAGAATACGAGTCCTCAGATAAATACAGCGAGGTTTTAAAAGATATGCCTTTGGATGTAGTTTTAGGTTGCTTGGTTTTTTTTTCGACTTTAACCAAAGATTGCGTGAAAGGTTTGATGGACTTTATACACAACGAAGTGGAGCAATCGGAAACATTGAAGAAGCTTTTGGAAAAAAATGGGGTTGGTATCAATCAATCTACGGAGCAGCTCAAGGCGACCTTTTACGATTTGATGCAATTACCAAACTTCCCATCACTCAATTAATGACGTGGTTAATGTTTGAAAAAGAAAAAACAGAAATAGAAATTAAAAATTTAAAACGTAATGGTATATAGTATTATAAATAAAATTAAAGAAGCTTTATTAGATGAGCCTTTTGTAAACACAGTTACAGAGGGCGATATATTTGGTGTTGATTTAGCAAAACGTACATTATTCCCTTTATCACATATAATGATAAACAATGCAACGCATCAGGGTAATGTAATTCAGTTTAATATTACTATACTTTTAATGGATATACTAAACCAAAAAGATGAAAGTAATAAAGTAGATGTTTGGAATACTCAAATGCAGTTAGGGGTTAGGGTTATGGATAGGTTAAATCGTGGTGATTTAAAAGATAGCTTTTGGGAATTAACAGGTAGCCCAAACTTTGAACCATTTACAGAACGTTTTGAAAATGATTTGGCAGGTTGGGCTTTAACGTTTGATGTGTTAGTTAGAAACGATATGACAATATGTTAGATAACAAAAATACAAACAAATATTTAAACGAATTTGCTAAATACGTTATACAGCAAAGTAGAAGTAATTTAACAAATGGTGGTAAAAATTACGAAAAAAAACTTTACAATAGTTTAGATAGCGAAATTAATGTAAGTGCTAATAGTTTTCGTTTAGCTTTTTTAATGGAAGATTACGGTAAATTCGTAGACAAAGGTGTTAGGGGTAAAGACCCGAGCAAGGTTTCTAAAAACGCAAAGATAAGAGGGCAACAAGCACGTCAATCAGAATATAGATTTGGTAGTGGTAATTTTGCAGGAACTTGGGATAGTTTTACTAATGGTTTAGAAAAGTGGGTTAAGTCAAAAAATTTAAGGTTGCGAGACTCAAAAGGAAAGTTTACTAAAGGCAATGTAAAAACAATAGCTCAAATAGTTGCAAGGAATATTTACTTTCGTGGTATTAAACCAAGTTTATTTTTTACCAAACCATTTGAAAAAGCTTTTGAACGTTTGCCAAATGAATTAGTTGAAGCATACGGTTTAGATGTAGAACAATTTTTACAATATACAATTAATAAAAAATAATGAAAAAGATATTTATTAGAAGTCCGTATTTTATACAGGTAAATGAAGCTGGGCAATTAGGTAGCAAAGTAGAATTATATTTATATAATAAAGGTGATAGTGTGCCTATTTTACCTACATACATTTTAAGTAAAAAAGTAGCAAGTACTACACAATTAGAAAATACATATAACATAGCTAATTATGCTAAAGAGTTTATTAAACCTGTTGCACCTGTTTCTGTTACTACACCTACAGAAGAAAATGTAGATTGTTGGGCATATTGTATTGTAAAAAGATATACAGAATTAACCGTAGGAGTTTATACTTTGTTATCTACAGAAACTTTTGTTTGTTTAAATGGCTACACAGATTATACAGGTGGTTATAATAACGATGATACAAATGCTGTTTTACCTTTGTTTAATACAGATATAAAAAAGTACGTTAAAGATTTCAATACTAATTATGTAAATGTATTTTTTGAAGATGGTAATTATGATGTAGATAATGGTACAACAGTAGATACTTTTACTGTATCGGAAGCTTCTTTGTACAAAATATTAATATCTAGTGAAAGGGTTTTGATAAGTCAGGATGGAGTAGGTCAATTATACGAAATTAATGCAGAGGAATTATGCGAACCTAAATACACACCTATTACTTGCACCTTTATTAATAGGTTTGGTGGGTGGCAATACCTTACATTTTTTAAAGCCAATTTACAAAGCATAGATGTAAATTCTAAAGACTTTAACCTATTACCAAGTAATGTAAATTACAATCCGTTACAAGGGCAGAAAAGAGTATTTAACCAACAAGGTAAACAAAAGGTAAAATGTAACACAGGTTGGGTTGATGAAAATTACTTTGAGTTAATACAAGATTTATTATTGAGCGAAGTTGTATTATTAAACAACAAACCAGCAATAGTTAAAAGCCAAAGTTCTGAATACAAAACGCATTTAAAAGATAAGAATATAAATTACGAAATCGAGTTTGAATATAACTATGGTTTAATTAACGATGTAATATAATGGAAGTAGCATTATACATTTATACAAAACAAACTATTGATGAGTCTATTGATTTAATTTTAAACAAATTTAAAAGTAGGGTAATTGCTGATGGTGGAACCTTTGAAGCTGATAACTGTTTAAAAAATAATATAATTGCTTTAGGTGGTGTTTATGGAGTTGCTTTAAATACTATAAATGATTTTGCAAATAGAGTAGTAGCTGATGGCGGTACTTTTGAAGCAGAAAATTGTTTATTAAATATTATTAATTCACTTGGTGGAGTAGCACCTACAGCAACAGAAATAGATGTTGTAAAACGTATTGAATTATTTAACGATGAAAAAATTAGTATTACTTCTTCTATACAAAATGTTAATGATATATCAAAAGTATTTACCGATTATAGTCAGAGTTTTACAATCCCTGCAAGTGATAATAATAATGAAATATTTAGACATTGGTACGAAAATAGTTTAGATAATGGTTACAATCAAAACCAAAGGTACGCAGGTTATATTGAAATAGATACTCAAGTATTTAGAACAGGTAAATGGCAGTTAGAAAATTGTAGCGTAAAAAATAATAGAGTTGAAGATTATAAAATAACTTTCTATGGTAACTTAATTTCTTTAAGTGATAAATTTAAAGAAGATAAATTAAAAGATATTCAAGAATTAAATAACTATACAATTAGTTATTCAGGTGCAAATGTTCAAGATAAAATAACAACAGGTTCTGATACTAATTTAGCATTCCCATTAATTTCAAGTAAAAGAGTTTGGCAGTATGGTGGTGGTGGTGTAGATGATATTACAAACAATTCAACTCCAATGGTTTATACAGAGTTATTCCCTGCTTTAAAAATAGCGAGAATATTTGATGCAATAGAAATTAAATATGGTGTAAGTTTTAATGGTAATTTTTTAACACAAAGTAGATTTACAAAAGCTTATTTATGGTTAAAAAATAGAGAGGTTTTTAACCCATTAAGTCAAAAAATATTACTTACATATACTCCTGATTTAATAGGTCAAAATTATTTAACCTTTGCTGGTAATGGCTTTATTATTGATTATGATGTTTTGGCTGCTTATGGTACTAATACATCTGAAACAGGTTTAGTTAGTTTTACTTTTTCAGCTTCAACAAATTATGTTATTAGTGTGTTTAAAGATAGTGTTTTATATTTTAATGTTACAGGAACAGGTAATACAGCTCAATTTCAAATACCTGATATTAGTGGACTTTATCAAATTTATTTAAGCACTACTACAATGGTAAATTATAGCGGTAGCGTTGTAAGTGAATTATATGTTTATGATGAAGATAATAACACAATAGGCACATTTACTACATCAGGTGGTTTTTCTGGTACTTCAACAGCTGGTTTAGATTTGCCAAGTTTTATGCCAGATATGAAAGTATCTGATTTCTTTAGTGGTATTTTAAAAATGTTTAACCTAACAACTTTTAGTTTTGATGAAACGAATTATACTTTAGAGCAGTTAGAAAATTGGTATTATCAGGGTAATATAAAAGATTATTCAGAAAATTGTGTTACTGATTTTGAATACGATAGAATAAAACCTTATAAAAAAGTAAATTTTCAATATCAAAAAAGCGAAAGTTTTTTAAATAGAGCTTATTTTGATAACGCTTCTAAAGAATACGGAGATTTGGAATACCAATTTAATAACGATGGTTCTGATTATAATATTCAATTACCCTTTGAAAATATATTATTTAATAGAATTGGTGGTACTAATTTACAATTAGGTTATTCAATTAATAAAGATTTTAAACCATACATACCAAAACCTGTAATTTTATATCAATATCAAAATTTGCCTTGTAGTTTTAAATTTAATAATAACATAAGTACAAATACAATTACAAATTATAATTTTTTTGGACAAGATGTAAGTTATGAATCAGAACAGCATAGTTTAAATTGGGGGGTCGAGGTTAGTACTTTTAATTTACAAACTGTAAACAATAGTTTGTTTAGAGATTATTATTTTGACTATTTAAATAACTTATATTCTTTAAAATCAAGAATGGTTAAGGTTGCAATGCGTTTGCCTTATTCAGAGCTATTAGCGTTACGTTTAAACGACCGTATTGTAATACGTGATAAAAGGTATATTATTAATTCTTTTACAACTGATTTAGATACGTTTGAAAGTAAGTTTGAATTGATACAAGATTTTAGAAGTTTAACTTTTAATAATTCAGTTCCAAGACAAATTGATAGTTCTGCTCAAACTTTAAAATTTGATACAGTAAGTAACGAGCCTTTAACGTGGAGTATTTTAAATGACCCTGATGGGCAAATAATAACTATAACAAACGCTGCAGATTATGTAGAGGTAGATATAAAAGCAAATACTTCTGGAGTAGAAAAAATATATAGCATAGAAAGTAATAATAATGATTTAATAGTAATAACACAAGATGCTTAAATTAATAATACAGATGCTTGAATTTCAAAAATTTGGAACAAGCGAAGCGATAGATATTGCAAAAGGAAAATACAAATTACCAGATACACTAACCGAACTTAAAAGAGCAATAAAATGGCAATTACAAAAACAATAGAAATTGATGTTAAAGCTGGTGCAGCAGAAAAAGATATTAATGACTTAAACAAATCGGTTGTTAGGTTAGAAAATTCTGTAGAAGATTTTTCAAAGACAGGTAAAAAGTCTTTAGATAATATCGATAAGAACATTAAAGAAACAGAAAAAAGCACCAAAACATTAAGCGAGGGTTTTAAAGCTACAGGCGTAGCATTAAAGGCGATGGGTATTGGACTTGTTATAAGTTTAATGTCTACGCTTAAAGAAATCTTTACAAGCAATCAAAAAGTAGCTGATACCTTTAGTGCAGTATTGGGTACGGTTGCAAATGTATTTAGTCAAGTTACAAATGTAGTAGTTTCTGTTATTGAAAAAGTAGCAGGTGCTTCAAATGGTTTTGAGGGTTTAAAAAACGTAATAGGTGGTTTATTAAAGTTAGGTATTACGCCATTAAAAGCTGCATTTTTTGGAATTAAATTAGTAATTGATGAAGTACGTTTAGCGTGGGAACAAAGTTTGTTTGGTGATGATGACCCGAAAACAATTAAGGAACTTACTAAACGTATTGAAGAAACTAAAACAAGTTTAAAGAAAGTAGGTACAGATGCGGTTGAAGCTGGTAAGCAAGTAGGTAATAACATAGGAAAAGCAATTAGCGAAGTAGGTGCAGTTGTAGAGGGTACTATTGATGGTGTTAGTAAAATATCTATTGCAAGTGCATACGAACAAGCAAAGGCAAATGTTAATTTACAAAATACTGCAAAATTAGCCGAAGCAAACCAAGCACGTTTAGTAGAGCAATACGATAGACAAGCAGAAAAGTTAAGACAAGTTAGGGATGAAGAACGTAATAGTGTTGAAGATAGAATAAAAGCTAATAATCAATTAAAAGATGTTTTAGAAAATCAGCAATCTGCAATGTTAGCACAAGCAGCTGCACAAATAGCAGCAGCACAATCTACACTTTCACAAAATAATAATATTGAAAATCAAGTTGCTTTAACAAATGCTTTAGCAAATCGTGAGGGAGTTTTAGCACAAGTTGAAGGTTTACGTTCTGAACAAAAAGCAAATGATTTAGCATTAAATAAAGAGCTTATTGATTTAACTAAAACTAAACAAGAAACAGAAACAGAGTTAGCAATTAATGAAGCTAATTTTAATGCAGAGCGTATTAAAAATGAAGAAGCACAATTAGTAGCTAAAAAGAATGCTTTAGAACAAAATAAAATAATTGAATTAGAACGTTTACAAAGTGTTATTGATGGTGCAAATGCAGGTACACAAGCCAGAGTAGATGCAGAAAATGAATTTGCTTTAAAGAAACAAGAAATTGACCAACAAATTATTTTAGCAGAAGATGCAATAGAAGAAGAAAAAAGAAATAAAAAAGTAGAGCAACAACAGTTACTAATTGATAATGAATTGTTAGCTTTTGAAACAAGAAGAGTTGCTTTAAATGAACAAGAGCGTTTATTATTAGAAGATAAAGCATTAAGCGAAGAACAACGTAATGCTATTGAAAAACAATATTCAGATGCAAGGATAAAAATAGGTGATGCAGAGTCAGAAGCAAAAGCTAAAAACATACAAGCAGTTTCTAATTTATTAGGGTCATTAGCAGGGGCGTTAGGAGAAAGCACAGCAGCAGGTAAAGCAGCAGCAATAGCACAAGCTACTATATCTACTTACCAATCAGCAGTTTCTTCTTATAATTCGTTATCGGGTATTCCAATAGTGGGTCCTGTATTGGGTGGGGTTGCTGCAGGTGTTGCTGTAGCTGCGGGTATAGCAAACGTTAAAAAGATATTAGCAGTTAAAGCTCCAGGTGGAAGTGGTGGGGGTTCTGCACCAAGTCCTGTAGCACCACCACCACCACCACCACCACAGTTTAACGTTGTAGGTACAAGTGGAGTTAATCAATTAGCAAGTACATTAGGAAGCCAACAACCTGTTCAAGCGTTTGTAGTTGCAAACCAAGTTACAAGCCAACAAAGTTTAGATAGAAATATTGTAAACAATGCAAGTTTAGGTTAAAAAATAACAAAATTGAGTAATTAATGTTTTTAAATAAAAATAATATGAACCTTATAGAATTAATAATAGACGATAAAGACGAGTTAAGTGGTGTTGATGCTATTAGTGTAGTAGCTACACCTGCTATTGAGTCAAATTTTGTAGCGTTAAAATCTGAGGAAATTAAATTAGCCCAAGTAGATACTGAAAAGCGTATTTTGATGGGTGCAGTTTTGATTCCTGAAAAGCCAATTTATAGACGTAATGGCGAAGATGAATATTATATTTACTTTTCAAAAGATACAGTAAACAAAGCAAGTCAATTATTTTTTAAAAATGGTAATCAGAATAACTGGACTTTAGAACACGGAAAAGAAATTAAAGGTTTAACCGTAGTTGAAAGTTGGATAGTTGAAAATACTGAAAAAGATAAATCAGCTATTTATAATTTAAGTGTGCCTGTAGGTACTTGGATGGCTTCGGTTAAAGTAGAAGATGATGCTATTTGGAATGACTATGTTAAAACAGGTAAAGTAAAAGGTTTTAGTCTTGAGGGTTATTTTGCAGATAAATTAGAAGAAAAAAAGCAGTTAAGTAAAAACGAAAGTATTGTTGAACAAATTAAATCTTTAATAAATGAGTACGAAAACAAAAAGTAAAACGAGTCCAGTAAATGGTAAACGTGGGTGTCTATGTGATGATAGCACCTATAGTAAAGAATGTTGCAATGGTGATTTACAAAATCAAGGCATTGGGCAAACATCAGGAGTAGATAGTGTAACCGTTACAGAAAATAGCGGAGTAAGAGTAATAACAAGAGTAAACGGATAAACAATTAAATAATTAAAAATGACACCACAAGAAAAAAACGTATTTGGTAAATTATTTGCTAAAACAGAATTAAGAACGCAAAAAGTAGAATTAGCTATTTCTGATGATATGGCAAAACTTTCTTCTGAAGCAGATGCTCAATTAGCAAGATTAAAAGCAGACAATCAAAATTTAAGAACTATTGATAAAAATATTGCAGATATAAAAAAATTAGGAGAAACTGAATTAGCAAAAGCAGTTAAAAATATTGTTTCTACTGAAGTAACAATGAAAAAAATAACTGACATATTAGGCAAAGCTGAAAAATCTGCAAAAGAATTAGGTATTGATGTAAAAACTATCCCTGCTTATAGTCCATTAAGCAAAGTTTATGATTTATTAGAAGTTTATACTGAAGATAAAGAATTTGGAGAATTTAAAAATCTATAAACAATAAAATACAACAACAATTAAAAAGTATTGTTTTTAAATAAATTTAATAAATATGTCAAACGTAATTACAGAAATCAAAAAGTTGCTTGGTATGGAAATCAAACTAGAGCAAATGACATTAGACAACGGTACTGTTATTGAAGCGGAAATCTTCGAAGCAGGACAAGCGGTGTTTATTGTAAACGGTGAAGATAGAGTAGCGTTGCCTGTAGGCGAGTACACTCTTGATAACGGAATGATTTTAGTAGTTGAGGTTGAGGGCGAAATCAAAGAAATCAAAGAAATGGAAGTTGAAGCACCTGCAGAGGAAGCTACACCTGAAGTAGAAGTTGAAGTTGAGGCAGCACAAACAGCAACAGCTAAAAAAGTAATCGAGTCTACTGTTAGAGAGTCGCATTTTTCAAAAGAAGATGTTGATGCTTTAAAGTCAGAAATCGAAAGTTTAAAAACGGAATTAGCATCTATGAAAAATGTTGAGGTAAAAGAAGTAGTAGAATTGTCTGCACAACCTTTAACACACAACCCAGATGCAAAACCAAACGTTGAAAAAGTGTTATTCTCACAAAACAGAGAAATGACTACTTTCGACAGAGTAATGAATAAAATAGCAAACTAATAATTAATTAAAAAAAATGGCTACTACAACAAGTATTACAACAACTTATGCTGGTGAATTTTCAAAAAAATACATTTCAGCTGCATTATTATCAGCTTCTACTATTGAAAATGGTGGAATTGAAGTAATGCCAAACGTAAAGTACAAATCAGTTATCCAACGTTTAGCTACTGATGCTATCGTTAAAGATGCAACTTGTGCTTTTGATGCAACTTCTACAGTTACTTTAACTGAAAGAGTTATTACTCCTGAAGAATTTCAGGTAAATTTAGAATTATGTAAAAAAGATTTCGCAAGTACTTGGCAATCTATCGAAATGGGAATGTCTGCTTTCGAAACTTTACCTAAATCTTTTGCTGATTATTTAATTGCACACGTAGCAGCTAAAGTAGCAGAAAAAAATGAAACTAATATTTGGAGAGGTGCTACTGCTAATGCAGGTGAATTTAACGGATTTGTAGCTTTAGCTACTGCTGATGCTACTGTAGTTGATGTAGTTGGTACTACTGTAACAGCTTCTAATGTTATTGCTGAATTGGGTAAAGTAGTTGATGCTATCCCTGCTGCATTATACGGTAAAGAAGATTTACATATTTACGTTTCTCAAAACGTTGCAAGAGCATACGTTAGAGCTTTAGGTGGTTTTGCTGCTTCTGGTTTAGGTGCAAACGGTACTAACGCAATGGGTACACAATGGTTTAACAACGGTTCATTGTCTTTTGATGGTGTTAAAATCTTTGTTGCTAATGGTTTAGCTGCTAACTATATGATGGCTGCACAAAAATCTAATTTATACTTTGGTACAGGTTTATTATCTGACCAGAATGAAGTTAAATTAATTGATATGGCAGATATCGATGGTTCACAAAATGTAAGAGTTGTAATGAGATTTACTGCTGCTGTTCAATACGGTATCGGTTCTGAAATCGTACTTTATACTCCAGCATAATTAATAACAAATAACTAATTAAAGGTGGTGCAATAAACGCCACCTTTTTTTTTAACTTTTAAAATATAAATACTATGGCTTGTGATTTAAGTTTAGGTAGATTGGAAGTATGTAAAGATAGCGTAGGTGGTTTAAAAAATGTTTACTTCGTTAATTACGGAGATGCAACAAGTTACACTTACGACGCTACAAATACAGATGTAATCGATGCGGTTGCAGGTACTCCAAGTGCTTACAAATATGAGTTGAAAGGTGCAAGTACCTTTACTCAAAACGTTAATAGCTCAAGAGAAAACGGAACAACGTTTTTTGAGCAGGTTTTAGAATTAACATTTAAGAAATTAACTGTTAAGGATAACAAAGAATTAAAATTAATGGCTTATGGTAGACCACAAGTTATTATAGAAGATAACAACGGTAATTTCTTTTACGCAGGTTTACAACACGGTATGGATGTTACAGGTGGTACTATTGTAACAGGTGGTGCTATGGGAGATTTATCAGGTTATACTTTAACTTTAACAGGAATGGAAAAAGTACCTGCTAATTTTATTGGTGATACTTTAACTGCTGCAGGATTTACAGTAGTAGTTGGTTCTTAATAATCAACTTTAGATTAAATTAAGGGTAGCTTTTTAGTTACCCTTTTCTTTTATAAGTTTAATTGCTTTATTATATCCATCTTTAAATCCTTTATTATATTTATTACAAGAAAATATAGGTAATGGTCTATTTTTTAAATATTTACTTAATTTTATTTTTTTAGGTATTTGTTTTGGAATTTTCCAAGTAGGGATTTCTCCTATAAATTCAATCATAATATTATATTTTATTTAAAACCAATTTCTTCTATTCCGTTTGGATATAAAATAATTCTTTTATTTGGTGTATCTTCATCTCCAAAACTAATACCTTTTTTTAATACATAACATTGATGAAGAGAACAATAATAATCTATTTGGTATCTACCAAAACTTAATTTTTTTATATTACAAACAGGATAATTTGTAAACCTTTTACTTTCATCTTTTACACCTTTTTTTTGAGATTTATAAATGTTACTTTTTGTTTTAATGTAATCAATTTGCATAATTATTTTGTTTTAAGTTTCAACAAATATAATAATTTAATTTAACAAAAATGCAACTTTTGTGTTTTTAAATAAAACAATATGATAATCTTAAGAGAACAAGAAACAGCCCAAACATTAAACGCCATTATTTATGGTAGTAATGCTGATGCTATTGTATTGCGAGATGAAGAAACGAATATAGAAACAGAAATTAATTGCACGTTTTCAATAGATAGGTATTACGTAGCAACTTCTGTAATATTCCCAATTAAAGAAAATAAATACTATACGCTTACTATTTTAAATGGCACGGATATAGTTTATAGAGATAAAATTTTTTGTACTAACCAAACTATTGAAAGTTATAGTATAAACAAAAATGTTTACACTGAACACCCAACAAATAACGATTATAAAATATTTGATTAATATGTTTCACATTTTAAATTTAAGTGCATATACTTCGCCACAAATTAACGAAAGTAAAAAAGGTGAATTTGTAGAATACGGATTAGATAATAATTACTTTAATTTTTTAATTGAAAGGTATTTATACAGCACGACTAACAACGCTATTATTACAGGTGTTTCTAATATGATTTACGGAAAAGGTATATCAGCATTAGATGCCAATAAAAAACCTGATGAGTACGCTAAAATGATTTCTATTATTAAACCAAATTGTTTAAAGAAAATTGGTTTAGAGCGTAAACTTTTAGGAATGGCTGCTATGCAAGTTGGTTATGAAAAAGGCGAAGTTAAATTTGTAGACCATTTCCCTATGCATACTTTACGAGCTGAAAAATGCAACGATAAAGGCGAAATTGAAGCTTGGTATTATCACCCTGATTGGGCAAATAAAAAACCAAGTGAAGAATTAAAACGTATTCCTGCTTTTGGTTTTGGTGATGGTAAAGAAGTTGAAATTTACGTTATCAAACCTTATATTAGTGGATACCATTATTACACTCCGATTGATTATTCAGGTGCTTTACCTTATGCAAAGTTAGAAGAAGAAATATCTGATTATTTGATTAACGATGTAATGAATGGTTTTAGTGGTACTAAAGTTATAAATTTTAATAACGGTGTGCCACCAGAAGAAAAGCGTGAAGAAATTGCAAACGAGGTTAAACGTAAATTAACAGGAGCAAGGGGTGAAAAAGTAATTGTAGGTTTTAACAGCTCGGTAGATAACAAAACTACTGTAGATGATATCCCTTTAAATGATGCACCTGCACATTATGAGTATTTAAGTAAAGAATGTTTTGAAAAATTAGTTGTAGGGCATAGGGTTACTTCGCCAATGCTTTTAGGTATTCGTGATGCTGGTGGCGGTTTTAGTAACAATGCAGATGAAATTAAAACAGCAACTTTGTTATATGATAACTTGGTTATTAAACCATACCAATTAGAAATTATAGATGCTTTAGATATTATTTTGGCTGTTAATGGTATTAAGTTAAAATTATACTTTAAAACAATACAACCTTTAGAGTTTACTGATTTAACAAATGCACAAACTACAGACCAAGTAACAGAAGAAACAGGTACTCAATTATCTGCTCATACTTGTTTAAGTGAAATTAAAGAAGATATTGCTGATATTTTAATTTCAAAAGGAGAAAATTTAACTGATGAATGGTTTTTAATAGATGAAACAGAAGTTGATTATGATACTGAAACAGAATTAGATGCAGAAATAGAAAAATTAAATAATAAAAATAAAAAAGAAAAAAATTTACTATCTAAAATATTAAATTTAGTAAGTACAGGTACTGCAAGACCAAGACAAAAATCAGAACAAGATAAAGAAATTGACGGTGTTAATTTTATTACTCGTTATGTTTATAGTGGTAAACAAACAGGCGAACGTGCTTTTTGCAGTAAAATGTTAAATGCTGATAAAGTATATCGTAAAGAAGATATTGAAGCAATGGATAGCGTTGCTGTAAATGCAGGTTTTGGTAAAAATGGTGCTGATACTTATTCAATATGGAAATTCAAGGGCGGTCCACGATGTGGGCATAATTGGTTACGTAGAACCTATGCAAGTTTTGATACTAAAATTGACCCTACAAACCCAAACGCAAAACCTTTAAGTATTGCAAAAGCTGAAAAGTATGGTTATAGAATAAGAAATGACAAAGAAGTTTCTATGAAGCCAAACGATATGACATACAAAGGTTATACAGAGGAATATTGGAAAAAAAAAGGTTTTAAAAATTAAGATATGGCGTACGCACTATTAATAAGCACAGAAGATGTAAAGAAATTTACAATTACAAACGGTAATTTAGATGCTGATGATTTTATAGAGTATATAAAAATCAGTCAAGATATTACTATTCAAAATTATTTAGGTTCTAAACTTTACCAAAAGTTACAGGAATTGATTTTAAACGATGATATTAACGAAGTTGCATTTGTAGATTATAAAAATCTTTTAACCATTTACGTTAAACCTATGCTTATTCATTGGGCAATGGTTTACTATTTACCATTTGCAGCATATACATTAAGTAACAAAGGATTGTTTAAACATAACTCTGAAAACTCTACAAATGTAGATAAAGCAGAAGTAGATTTTTTAGTTGAAAAAGAAAGGGATATAGCAGAAAGTTATACACAGCGTTTTATTGATTTTATGTGTTATAATACAAATACATACCCTGAATATAACAATAACAATAACGATGATGTAAACCCTGATACAAATAATTTTTATGGTGGCTGGTATTTATAATAACGTAAAGATTAAAAACTTTAAAAAGCTAAATTTATATTTAGCTAAAGTTGAGCAATTAAAAAAAGTAGAAACTTTAAAATCTAATAATGGCAAATAGTATTGATTGGGGGCAGGGC